ACAACACAGGAGGAAGCATTTTTAGCTACAGGTCAGAACTACTTTCCTACTGCTAAAATTGCGAAGCTGTTGCCGGATGTTAAAAAAGGAGAGCGAGGAGAGCTTGGATACGACACAGCTGGAGCGGTTATGTTTAATCCTACATCTGCGGGTTCACTCGAAATATTCAATAAGCCCGAGAAGGGAATGAAATATATTATTGGAGGAGATACTTCAGAAGGTCTCGCACACGGGGACTATCAAATACTATATGTCATAAACCATAAGACTGAGGATTGCGATGCCCTCTATCGATCTAAGGTCTCACCTGATGAATTAGCTCTTGAAGCTTATAAGCTTGGAAAATTTTACAATTTTGCTCTGCTTGGAGTCGAAGTTAATAAGGATGGGCTTTGGGTAAATGACGCACTCGACAAGATGGGATATATTAATTTATATTATAGGAAGGTTTTTGATGACATTACAAAAAAGCTTACAAAGTTTTTTGGATGGAAAACCAGTGGATCTACTCGTCCTTTTCAGCTTGCAGCCCTTCTAGCTGTGTTTTTTAGAAAAGAATCAGGCTTTCCAGCATTACTATTGGGTGAGATGTTTACTTTTGTACGAAATGTAAAGGGTAAACCAGAAGCAATGGATAAGAAAAATGACGATGTTATAATGGCAGCAGCTATTGGATATGCAATTCTTCAGGAACAAGGAGTATATATTGATAATACTAAGGCTGGAGAAGAGGGAGGACATTTCAATTTGATGTTCGGACAGAATAACGAAGACCAAATTTCTCATTAATTAAAAATAAACTTGACAAACTTTTAATATCGTGAGAAAAACTGGACACCGTTTTGATATTTTGGTATAGTTATTAACAGATTCTCTTGTTTTATATTTTTAATGACCTATAATGAGATTATATGGATGAAGATAAAAAGAAAAAAAGAAAAAGTGATACAGCAACCATAGAGTTTTTAGCGGATAAAAAATTAGAAATGAAGAAAAGTCAGTATCGAATAAGATTCGATGCTCTTTCTGCTGAGATACAAAAGAATATAATGAATACCAGTGTTAGCTATGGACAGAAATTGTACGAGAAGAGTGGGTGGGGTTCGATGACATTCTATAACAAGATGGCAGATGGTTCATATGATATAAATGTCTATCCACAGAAGCTGACGGACAGAGATCAGAATAGGTCTGGAGTTCCTGTATCCCAAGAACCTGTGGCATTTTCAAAAATTATGATTGCAACTTCGGTATTAGCTGGTAAATTGCCAGATGCTACAGTGATTGCAGATGACAAGGTTTATGGTAAAGCAATGTATGAATTGTGGAAACGCAATTGGTCAATGACCGGAGGCAATGGAGCCAATACATTAATGCTGACTTACCAGAACCTATTTACATATGGCTGGGGTGCTTGGAGAGTTTATCCTCGTAGAGTTCAGGTTCCTCGTAAGGGAACAACTAAAATATTATACGATGACATTTATCGTGAACCACTAGATGTAAACCGCACTTGGTTAGGACTTGGTTTTAACAATGGAGATGTTTGGTCCCAGAGTGAAGTATATTACGAGAAGGATATGCAGAAGGATCTGTTTTTCGAAATGTATCCCGAAGCTTTAAAGAATAAAAAGAAGTTACAATATGTTGGAGTGTCCGAAGAAGCTAAAGATGAAAACCAAGATAAGGCTCAGACCCACATAACTATTGGATACTACGAAAATATTTTACTAAATAGATTTATAGTTGCTTGTGGAAAGCTTCCTCTTTACGATGATGAGCTTCCCAATGATGGATCTCACGGATCTGTGGTTATTGCTCGCTGTTTTGCAAAAGACCTGAATGATCCTTATGGTGTAGGACTTTATGAAATGATGAGAGGAAATACTGCAATATTTACTTATATTAATTCCCTTAATGCACAGCAAGTAGAAGCGGAAATATTTCCACTACTTTTCGGTGCTCAAGTACAAAATGGTACTGCTTCATATAAGAGAGGACCAAATATCGTAAACCCTAAAAATGCGGGAACTGATATTGATGTGATTAAGACTTCTGGAAATGTTGAGCAAGGAGTAAACTTTGCTGATAAACAGAAGCAAGCTATCGAAGAAAATACTGGAGTGAACAATATTGTAGCTGGAACTCAATCTGAAGCTACACTTGGTTCCACTGTTATATTAAAGGAAGCTTCATATAATAGATTGACTCCACCTAAGAATTCTATGGTTATGGGCTTGCAGACTGATGCTCATATTGCAAACACTTGGATAGCACAGACATATCCAGTTGATAAGATATTTATGATCGATTCAGAGGATCAGCTTGCTGAGTTCACAAAACAAAACCCTGATTACTTTGTAGAATCACAGCCTATCCTTGATGATCTTGGAGTAGTTACAGGAATGGTTGCAGCAGCTTCTCCCAATCTGAGACTTAATTTTGATTTCGATGAGAATGGTGAAGTAATGGAGAATGTTGCTACTCGTCAAATCTCAGCTAAAGGTTTATTCGATGAGTTAAAGAATAACGGTCATATATCCGATTATATTGATTTCATTATAGATCCAGACTCAATGCTATTGCCATCGCTTGAGATTCAGAAGCAGACCTATATGGCATTATCTCCTATAATTACTAATCAGATTACATTAATTTATTCAATGAGAAATCAGGATCCTGAAGCTGCTGCTTCTCAGTTAATGGCTTTAGAGAAGATGCTTGAGATTCAAAATGGAGATATCTTCGATTACTTCTCAAAAGTTGATTACGATGCAATTATGGCGAAGCAACCTTCAGAGGTTCAACGTCAGATGCAACAAGAGCAGATGCAAAGAGAGGCTCAGGCTACTGCAATGCAAGATAGAGCAGCAAACGGAGGTGCACCATCGGGCGGAGTTGCCGTACCTAATGGTCAAGATATGACAGGAGATGGAACGAATCCAATGCAACCACAAAACGCTAATGAATTACCTAGACCACAATCCCCTATGGGAAGTGCAGTAGATGCTTCTATTGGTAGAGCAGCAGCCGGTGGAGGTGGATTTTTCCCAGCACAATAATTAAATATATTTTATGGCAGAACCAACCGAAGAAAAATTAGTTGATCAAAGTCTTGAGCAAAAGAAAATGCTTTTGGCGGGTAGCGACCACGCTCCTATTATTATTGAGTTGATGAAGGATTGTATGGCAAACAAGCCCATTGTTGAAGATACAGAATGGATGACAATTGTTAATGCTATAACTTTGGAAGCTAATGGGACTATGCTTAGAGGAATGGTTGATCATTTAGAAGCTATTAGAGAAAAGGGTATTAATTATTTAAAACCACAACAATAATATGATTCCAAAAGAAATAATCAAAGATAAATATACAGTTCAAATTGGTTACTCGGAAGAAGCTAAAAAAAATAAGCTGTTGAAGTTTATTACTAAATCCGGTGACGAATTCGAAATTAGTGCCGAAGAATTATCTTCGATGATTGTTGGTGGTGTTAATAACGATACACTTTCAGCAACTTTTGTGGAGACAGAACGTATTAATGTTGTGGAAGTTTCAAGACAGCTTGAGTGTATTGTGGATAAGGACTTGAAAAAGGGAGATAGGATTAATCTAAACTATAAACATCCATACCCAATTGAGTTTGCTTTAATCGAACAGGTTATGGGAATTGCTAAGATTGAAATGGATGTACCACTGACGACCTTGACTAATGAATATATTGAAGAAACGAAGAAGAAATTAAAACCAGCTCAAGAGAATTTTATTAAGAAATTTTATAAATCATTTAAGAATTTAAAAATTAAAAAGTAACCATTCGTCACCGATCACGATACGATCGGATATAATATGGAAAATACACAAACAGCGGGAACACCCGCACAAGAGCCAGAAGCAGGGGCACCAGTAGTTGAATCTACAGCTGGAACACCAACAGCACCAGTACCCGCACCAGTAGCTGAACCCACAGCTGGAACACCAACAGCACCAGTAGCAAACCCAGCAGCGGGGACACCTGTTGCTAATCCAGCTATAGCACCAGCACCAGTACCAGAGGTGGTAGTACCACCAGTAACTCTATACAATACTGCTGGAGTAGAAGTTCCAGTAGTTGATTACCTTTTTAAAGGAGTAACCTCTCCCGGATTTGAAGGTACTTGTGGAAAACCAGTAGATAGAGAGGATTTATTGGGAGTATTTAACAAGGTTTTCAAGCCTTCTGATAATGTTCTCTTTTATAAACAGCGAGACAAAGAGGTTTATTTAGTAATTGTACCTATAAAGTATTCTACTGAAATAGGAGATCACAACGATTCTCTTGCCGGAGACTTCCAAAAACACGCAATATCATTCTTAAATGAGGGGTCAGTAAACCTTGAAACAATGAGAGAAAAGCTAGAAAGAGTGAACTCTCATCTCAAATATTCGGATAGATAGTTGCACTTGACAGATATTAGTTATATAATTCAATTAACCATCGTCCCCGTCCACGATACGGGCGGATAAACATATGGAAAAAACCCCAGAAGAAATAGCAGCAGATGCTGCTGCGGAAGCTTTATTTGATGAAGGTATTAAAAATGATATCGCAGCTATAAATGCTGCACCGGAACCCGCAGTACCTGCACCCGTAGTACCTGCACCCGTAGTACCTGCACCCGGAGAGACAGGACCAGAAGTACCTGCTGGAGAGACAGGACCCGGAGAGACTGCACTCGCAGCACCGGCACCCGGAGAGACAGGACCCGGAGAGACAGGACCCGGAGAGACTGCACCCGCAGCACCGGCACCCGGAGAAACAGGACCAGCGGAAGCTGGACCAACGGGATACGAATTTCGTATTCCAAATAAGGGCAAGTTCGAATCTGACGAGTCTTTTGAAAAGCGAGTCCAGCTACTAGATTTAGTTAAGAGACGTAAACTTGCAACAACTCCTGAGCAGCGTCAAAAAATAACGGACGACATTAAGATAGCTAAGGGTCAGATTAAAAGTCTTAATGGTACAGATAGGTTTGTTAATCCACTGAATCAAAAAAGTGCAGATAAAATAGACGAACCAGTAGACCCAGCGAAACCACCGGAACAAGAAGATGAAACTTTAACAGCTGATAAAGAACGGCTCGCAGAGCTAGGAGGAGCGACTAAAGAGGATATCGCAGAGATAGTCCAACAGTCACAACTAGCTACTGATGTTAAAAACACTCTCGACACATTTATTGAAAGGCATAATGAACTTGGAGATGAAGACACCCGTGAAGTATTTTTCGACTTCGTTGATTCAAACTATAACTGGCAAGGCAAAGGCGGTAATGAATTAATGACAGTCTTGGAACTCGCTCGTGAAAATATGTTCAAGCCCTCAGAAACCATTCAAGAAAGAGTGTTGGAAGGAGCAGATGTTGCAACTAAAGTTAATGCTATGCAATTCCCCGGAGGAAGCGTAGCTAAAGTTGAACATTCACCGGAAAAGCAGCAATCCATAGATGAATTAACTGCAATTCCCGGTATGTCAGAGGAAAAAGCCATCGAACTTATTTCGGATTAATAATCCTTAAAGAAAGTTAAATTTTATGGCTACAGTAAAACAGGTAACTATAAAGAACACAAGAGAATTACTTGAAACCAATAAGGCAACAGGAACTGTTATGACACTAGGAAATATCCTAGCTATGACAGCAGGTCTTGCTGTTGACGCTGACAGCGGAACCGTTGTCGCTGACTTATTGGGTGTTTGTAATGATACTATCTCAATAGCTGATGCTGAGACTCGTGTTACTTATATTAAGCCTTCAGATGACGACACATTCTTAATTTCGGTTGCTAACAACTCTGATGCTACCCATAACGGGCAAGCTATGGTTCTTACTAACGCAACAACTGCCAACAACACTGGAACTACCAGTGCAACTGGAATCGTACAGCAAGTCGAGCCGTATGGAGAAAATACTGATAAGCTTATTATCGGTAAGTTTTTGACTCTATAATTAAATAGAAAGATAAAGATATGGAAGGTACAATAAATGATTATGCAGTCATAGTAAACAATGTCTTAAAACACATTGCTCCTAAGTGCTCCCCAACAATTCGTAGTGAATACTTGGACTTTATGTTCAAAGTTAACAACAGCGAAAGAACTTATACAGATGTTGGTGTTACAGGACTTGGTATGGCTCAAATAATCCCAGACGGTGGAATTGGTGCATCTGACGCTCCAATTCAAGGTTACTCAAAAAATTACGTTCAAATGCACTTTACAAAGAAAGTACGTTTGACTTTCCAGACTAATTTCTTCTTGTTCGAATCAGCTGCTGCTAAAATTAAGGGCACTGTTAAACAAAAAGTTTTGGAAGGAAAAAATGCTATCGAACACGCTAAGAATTATTTAGCTCAATCTTTGTTAGCACAAGGCTTTGATACCAGCTTTACTTGGACACCAATTAACAACGTAGGACAAACTACACCAATTTCAACTGTTGGTGCAGATGCTGTTGAATATTGGTCACAGGCTCACCCTCGTGAAGATGGTGGTACTGCTTGGTCCAATGTTATTGTAGATGGTGCTACAAGCTCTCCACAATTTACTTACTCCTCTCTATTAGCGGCTCGTAGGTTACACTCCATTAAGAAAGACGGACGTGGACATCCACTCATTTCTGATTTGGATAGATTAGTATGTCGAAGAGGATCAACCACTGCTCAATTCGCCCAGACTATTAAGGCTACAATTGAGAAGGGTCTAGCTCCACAGCAAACTAACTTATTCAATAATGCTCCAGCTACTGAGAGTTTTAAAGTAATAGAACTTTCTCCATACCAGAATCTAGCTATGGATGGATTGCAGTGGGGAATGTTTGATTCCAAGATGATGACTGAAGATTTTGGATTCTTATATATTGAAGCGTTAGCAACCCGAGCAGAGCCAGCTATCGTTGACTCGCTAGGTAATCAAGACTTAGTTTTGAACTTTAACTCTTTAGCTGTTATGGGTGCCTCTGACCTTCGTGGTTGGATGTGGTCTGATGGTGACGGTGCTACTGTATAAAATTAATCTCTTTATTGAACTCCTGAGAAATCGGGAGTTCAGCTAAATAGGATAATTAAATTCTAATAAAAAATATATGTTACAAGATGCTCACACAAAAAAAACATCTATAGCATTGGCAGCAGCTGTTGGTGTAAATACCATAATTGCTGGTGATGACAGTAGATGGATCTATGTTCACGAAATTATAGGCGATTTAGCAGTAGCCGGAAACTTAATAGTCAGACGTGATGCGACCGTATTAGCCTCTTTCGCACTTGATGCTGGTCAAGGACTTACAGATCAAGATATTCCGGGAGATGACAATGTGCCTAGATTCGAGATTCCACCGGGAGAAGACTTCATTTTAGAAGTGTCAGGAGGAACATTTAATGGTTCTTTGGTCTACAGTTTTAGATACTAATTAAGTATAAAAATATGAATGATCCAGCATTGACTATAGAACAAAACGAGAGTCTGCGGACTTGGTCTGAAAAGAGAGATACTCTTCTTTCTAATATTTCCGTCTTAAAAACTAAAGAGGAAAAACTTCGAAAAGTAAATATCGAATTGGCTGCATCTAGTACTGTTATCACGAATGAGATGAATCAAGCTCGAGGTAGAATTGAAGAGTTGAAAATAAAAGAAACAGAAATGCTTCCTCTTACATTAAGAGAAGTGGCAGCTCTTGAAACAAGAAAAACTACATTAGAATCAGAAATTACAAACTTAGGCAAAATGGTTATAATTTTGACCACTCAAAAGACATCACTTACTAGCGATGTAGCTTCTGCATTAGCTTCTTTTGAAGTAATGAAGAATACTACATTCGCACTAGATAAAGTTGTTGGAAGGGTTACTGAGGTTAGTCAGGATAATACAGTAAAAATAAACGCACTCGTAACGAATCTTGGAGCGAGTCTGGAAGAAATGGTTAAAGTAAATCAAAAGAATGTTAAAGAAACAAATATAGTAATTGAAAAAATGCCAGCAATGCTTATGGAAGTTCAGAAGCACGGTTTAATAAAAAACAAGACCTAATTATATGGCAGATACATCCGCAATAAGTCCGGGCACAATGGCAGATGATGATGCAACAGGAACAATAAACTGGAACAATCCCGACAATGCAAAAGTGAGTGACGATATTTATGCAGACACTATTAGTAATGGTGCATTAGGACAGTATCCAAATGAAGCTTACGAAAATTCTATAAAAATTGTAAAAGGCGGAGTCATCTCTGGAGATGAAAAATCTACTGGAGTTGGCTTAGCTGGTGTTAATAATTATGTCAGTTATGGATCGTCATCTGATTTATGGGGATTAGCTTGGACACCGAGTGACATAAATTCAAGTGATTTTGGTGTAGTTTATAGTGCTAGAGGTGAAACCGCCATAAGTCATTACCTTAAAGCTACTAATTTTGGTCTTTCTATTCCAACAGGAGCAACAATAAATGGAATTTTAGCAGAAGTAGAACAAGCTTCTGGATGGTTTCCGAGTAGTGATATTTATGTCAGAGTAGATCACATTCGTGTTACTGTTTATTACAGCACTAAAATTAGTCCATTTCCCACTTTTTATCGATAATAATTATACTCATATCATATGTCATTTTTATCAAATAGATTAGGCGATCCAATGAACCTAGGATGGTTTGCAACTCCAGAAGCCCTAAGAGCCGCTTACCCTGTCGGAGCTGACGGATATTTTGCTATGGTAGGTTCTACTGATTCTATTTGGACTTGGGATTCTGACACAAGTGACTGGGTTGATACTAAAACTACTGGACCCATTGGTCCAACTGGATACACAGGTCCAACAGGATACACAGGTCCGAGAGGAGTAACTGGATATACAGGTCCATCGGGAGCAGATTCAACTGTAGTAGGTCCTACAGGGTATACGGGTGACTCGGGAGCTGATTCAACA